CGTACGTTGATGCTTTAGATAAAAGTACAAGTGGAGGATTCAGATTCCCTGGCCCCAAAAACAAGTATTTGATCGAGCAAGACGATGGTAAGTTTCTTCCAAATAGTGAAGTTCTCCATTGGTACGACTACATCAAACACAAGTACCTCCAATATGAGCGTGCTAATGTCCTTTTCGACGCTAAGTTGAAGGATGAAGCATTGCCTCTGGAGAAGGTTGAGGCGTATAAAACTAGGGTATTCACCTCGAGTGCTCTAGATTTTTCACTAGTTGTACGTGAACAATTTGTTTACTTATGTGCCCAACTCATGGAAAATGGGTTGAAGACGGGCATTGCTGGCGGTATGAACGCGTACACACAGTGGACCAATGTTTACGATATCCTGAACAAATTTGGGACTGTCGAAACACGGTGTGCAGCTGGAGATTACTCCGGTTTTGACACCGGTATGAGTCCTCAAAGAATCCGAGCAGGAATGGAGGTACTCATTCGCTTGAACAAGCTGTCTGGTAACTTTTCGGAAGATGACGAGAAATTGATGCTGGGCATCACTTCCGATATAGCACATCCTTATGTTAATTTTAATGGAGATGTTCTGATGTTATTTGGAACGAATTGTTCAGGTCATCCTTTAACTCTTATACTAAATAGTATCGTCAATCTTATAGATATACGGTACTGTTATGTAAAGGCCACTGGTAAGAGGCCTGAGGAGTTTCGCAGTGATGTTTCAGTGTTCGTAATGGGAGACGACAATATTTTCACTGTGAGAGAAGGAGTTAATTTTGGACACACTACACTCCAAACAGAGTTAGCCAAATTAGGTATAAAGTACACTATGGCTGATAAGAAATCGGAGTCGCGTGAATATTTGTCCATCAAAGAGGTGGATTTTCTGAAGAGGTCATTCAGATTTGATGATGAGCACCCTGGGGTTTGCATTCCAGCTTTGGATAAAGCATCTATTAGGAAAATGCTCACTACGTACACAGTATCCCGTTCGGTAAGTACTGAACAACAAATGGGATCCATTTTGACCTCAGCCGCAAGGGAGGCGGCACTTCACGGAAGAAGCTTTTATGCTGAATTCCAGACCTTTCTCAAAGAAGTCACAACCTGGCATCCGAAGTATATACCTTGGATGGCGAAGCATGCGACTTGGGATTATGACAAACATTTTAGATATATTGTCTATGGTGAATCTCCTGAGGAAGAGAGCACAGACGTAGCTTGCGAAGAAGTAGAGACTAATTTTGTTGCTGCGTCTGGAGAGAATCTATATGGTGAACGATATTATATTGTACGCCGTTTGGATAGAATATTGATGCCATATTATCCTGATGCTTTGACTAGAGTGAGAGCTATTGTAGCTGCGATAGAACCATCACTTCAGTTTGATTGTTTTGTGGTTATGCTTAGGTCAGAGCTCCGGAGAAATAATTATGGAATTGATACCCTTTTGAGATTGATTGTTCGTGGACCAATTTTCATAGTGCAATCGTTTCTCTTTTGGACTTATATTACTATTGCTTTTGCTAGTAATGAATTTGCTAGATGGAATACAACACCTAGGTATGTTTCCATCTTTATGGTGTTTGTGGATCTGGTATATTTGTACACCATAGACCCTAATGAGCATGTGTATGCCAACATTTGTTTGGTTGCACCTTCTCTAGCAGTGATCGTGTGGTATTTTGTCACAGCACTGCGCGCTTAAAGGCTTGCGGCTTAGCTGCACAAGATTGGAGACTCTATAACTACCAATACCCATATGGCCTAATCAGCCTTTGGATGAATATTATTGATTACTATTGAACATAAGAAGAGCATTGGGGAACGCCATATAATTCCCCCCCGGTCAGTGACACCGAGACAACCAGTCGTCACAAATTTTATCGCTGCCTCCAGCTCAATGCAGGAGACAGTGGAACATCACATGATGCCCAGCCAGGAACATAATTCTGGCATTCCCACTAATACTGACATCACTTTCGAGCAGGGTTGTTCAGAAGAAGCCGATATAGCAGGCTTTTTAGAGCGCCCTATAAAGCACACCACATTGACGTGGAATGTTGGAAGTGACTTAGTATATGGTTTCGATCCGTGGCGAGCATTTCTCAGCAACGCTGCTGTGAAAAAGAAATTGGATAATTACCATCTCATACGTGGGACCATGCATGTCTCGTTCCTTATTAATGGAACGCCTCAACATGCTGGATTAGTGCTGGCATCTTACCGCTACCTATCGCGGACTAATGAGTTCGTATCTATTGGC